TGAGTGTTTGCGTACGGGGGTGGGGGGGGGTTTGAAAACGCGCCCTTGTCTGTATTGGCAGTAAGTAGTGAGCAGAGGAAGTTAAATAGAAAAAATCGATAGTAGTATAGAAAAAAATAATAAAAATCTATTGGTCAAAGAAGAAAACCACCCTACCTTTGCACCGTCAAAGAAACAAAAAGATAAATTGTTTTTCATATATTAGATTTTGTGGTTAGAATTGGTAAAAGAGAGCGCAAGCTCTCTTTTATTTTTTACCGCTCACTCAGCCTAAAGTCTTGCACTTTCATAGGAACACGTTCGGGGTCGTTGGTATTGGCGCGGAAGGTGACAGGCTCGGAGCTCTTGTAGCCTGAAGCACTCGCCTGTAGGGTATAGTTATGATCCACTTGTAGCACTACTGTATACCCCCCTTGAGTATCGCTTGGAAGGGACTGTTGATCGCCTGTGGTAAGGTCTTTCAGGGTAATCATCCCGCCTGCTATAGCCACATGATTACGTCTATTCATCAGTGTACCAGACACTTTGTAAGTAGTAGGGCGCTGCTGTATTCCCTCCAGTGGATCTTCTAAAACAGAAAAGGGAAGTGAGGCCGCCACTACACTCCCCCCTACTATTGCAGTAAGCAACCCTGCAAAAAATAACTTTTTCATATTTATTACATTTATTTTTTCTGAACTACAAGGCAAATATAAAAATTTTTTCATTGTTTACGGGCTTTATTTTGTTAATTGTATTTATTTTAACAATTTTTAGAACCTGGAAACAAAGCTCTCTGTATAGGCGAATTGCATCACATACTCCGCTGCGCCAGCTCGCGGACTTTGCCCCTACGACACACGCAAAGAAATCCATACCATGCCCATGATGTTTTTTGTGTATTTACATGTATATTTGCGAACGTCCAGAAAACACACGTGTAGGGGCGAATTGCAATTCGCCCTCCCACATGGGGGCAATTGAAAATATGGGCGAATTGTAATGTGGGTGAATTTGAAACATGGGTGAATTTGGAATGTGGGTGAATTATAACATAGGCGAATTGTAATGTGGGCGATTTGCAAATCGCCCCTACGACACACGTAAACAAATCCATACCATGCCAATATCAATGATCAATGATCAATGATTAATGATCACTGACCCCTGTTCACTGACCTCTGCTCACTTTTCACTTTTCACTCTTCACTCTTCACTTTTCACTTTTCACTTTTCACTGCCCTCTCCCCTCCCACTTCTATTCTCATTTCTCACAACGATTCTTCTTGATTTGTACATCAAAAATGTTGTACTTTTGCATCGAATTTAAAACAGGTCTTAGGCGTTAGTCTACGAAACCCTAATACCCCATAATCCTAAAACCATGAACAAAGAAGAATTTTTATCGCTCTTGACAGAGAAATTTTCAGCGATGGATGCCACTCACTTGGAGACCTTGGCTGCTTCCTTGGCTGCCCAACAGCCTGATGCTCACCAAGGACAAGCCTTGGTCAATAAGCTCACCGCAGAGCAAGTGGCGGACTATCTTGCGGCAACAACCCCCACTCCGACAGGCACACCCCCTTCTGTAGCAGGGGATACCCCAAGTGCTGCGGACTCCTTGGACAAGCGCATTGAGGAGAGTGTACGAAAGGCTGTACTGGCTTTCGAACAGCGCCTAAGCCTATTCGAGACACAACAAAAACAACAGCTACAACACAACCGCCTTCAGGAGGTACTCGCCCAGTGCCAAGATAGCAATTTCCGCATGCAGAGTCTCCGCGACTTCCCCCCTAATGCACTTTGCTACTCCTGCCGATTTCGAACAATATTTACAACAAAAGAAAAATGACGTACAACAGGCAAATCAAACCCTCGCCAACAGAAGCTTGGCATTACAACACCCACCTTTTTACACCAAGGAGACACCGCACCAGAATGTCTCTCCTGCGGTGGTCTCTTTTATCCAACTCCAAGCCAACGCGCAGCAACAATTCAAAGGAAAACAAGTATAACTCTTTTACCAACAACGACCTATGACATTACACATTACCGAATCCTACCCCTCCCCGGGTCTTTTTATGCACACCCTGGCCGACCTCTCCGGTGGGGTAACCATTACAACAGAGGTCTTAGGGGGTGCTAAACTCATCGCAGGAACGCCTATCGGCAAGGACTCCCTCGGGCGCTATGCTGCCGTGAAAACAGCCCGAACCTCCACTACCCTGACAAGCGCCTCTGCTACTGAGATAAAGATTGCCAAGGGACATCACTTCCTCCCTGGGGACTATATCGCTGCGGATACCGCTAAGGGGCAGAAAATCAAAACAGTCAATAAGCAAAACCCTGAGTATGACCTCCTGACTCTTGAGACGGCTTTAGGAGTGGAACTCCCTAAGGAAACACCCCTATTCCAGTCCAAGGGCAATGACCTCCTCCCCAAGGTGACCCCCGTGGCTTTGGCCTCCTACACCTACTTGGTGCCTATGCGCGACAACCTTTTCTGTGCCGCTTGGGTGAGTTGCGTAGTGAGTGAAGCCCTCATGCCCCCTATGCCTAAAACCATCAAAGACGCCCTCAAAGGAGTTATCTTTTTATAATGATCAATGATTAATTTTTAATGATTAATGATTAATGATTAATTGCTACTTACTAAAATTACGTATAAAAAAATGAACGCATCACTTATGACAGGTCTTAACCAGACCGATTTGCAAGCGGTTGTAGGCTCCTACAATCTCGAACAATATTATTATCCTACTCTTTTTCCTTTGCGAGAGGCTTCTACCCTCTCGTGGCGTATGCTTCAGGGGCAAGCAGGGCTGAAAGTAGCCGGAGATATCATCGCTCGTGGCGCTTCTATTCCTAAGAAAAACCGCAAAGGACTCTCTAAGCTCTCTGGGGATATCCCTAAGCTCTCCATCGCTCGCGAGAAGAATGAGGACGAACTCACTGAGTACGACCTAATGGTGGCTGCCTGTGGCGCCAACCCCGATATGCTCTCCCTTATCGAGTTCTGGGCTGATGACACCAAGGCCTGTTGGCATGGTATCGCTGCTCGTGCCGAATGGATGGCACTCCAACAGATTTCCTTAGGACGCTTCTCGCTGACTACCGAGAACAACGCTTCTGTAGTAAGTCAGTACGACTTGGATTACCAAATCCCTGCCGCTCAGAAAATAGGAGTAGAGGCCTCTTACAACAATAATACCACCGGAAAACCCCTCTCCAAGGACTTCATCAAGGCCTTGCGCTTAGGGCAACAACTCCACGGGGTCTCTTACAAATATGCCTTTATGAACGTGGATACCTTCCTGAAGTTTGCCTCACAAGAGGAAGTAGGCAAGCGCTGTGCTCCCTATGCGAATGCTCCCCTTGCCGATGCTCCTGACCTGAGTACCGTCAACGCCTACCTTGCCAAGCATGCCGAGACTTATCGCGGTTTGCAGATCATCGTCATCGACCAGGAGATCTCCTTGCAATCCATCAGTGGAGAGACAAGGACGGCCAACCCCTTCGAGGACGACGTGATTCTCTTCTCCGAAAGCAAGGTCTTGGGCAATACCTACTGGAAAGCCCCTATCGACATGAAGATGACTTCCTCCCACGCCCTAAAAGTGCTCCACGGGCATACCCTGATCAAGAAGTATTCCGAAGAATCCCCCGTGCGTGAGGTCACCGAGGGTATCGCCAACCTCTTCCCTGCCTGGAACCTCGCCGCTCGCTCCATCCTTATGCAAACCAACAGCACCTCATGGAACAAGAACTAATGACCAATGCTCTATACCTGAGCCGTACCCTCTCGCCCTTAGGGATAGAGAAGGAAACCCTCGAGCTGCTTCTGCTCAAAGCGCAGCTATCTCCACAAGCCCCCGTGGAGATAGCCCGCTGCGACAGAGCCATCTACCAATTCTTCTCCTTGATACTGGCACCCGCCTCCCTGAAGAAAAGCGAAGGTGCCTACTCCCAAAGCTGGAACTTAGAAGCCCTCAAGGAGTACTACACCGCCCTATGCTATGAGCTGGGCGAGCGCAACATCCTCTTCCCCTCCCACGCCCCTAAACTCAACGATCAATCACAGATATGGTGATGAAGAACGAAGAACGAAGAATGAAGAGCAGAGGGAGTGAAGAACGAAGAATGAAGAACGAAGAATGTAGCCAGCGAGTGCCCACAGCTAACTTCTCTCTTCACTTTTCACCACATACCCAAGCTCATTCGCTTGGCTACACTTTTCACTCTTCACTCTTCACTTTTCACTTTTCACCACATACCCAAGCTCATTCGCTTGGCTACACTCTTCACTTTTCACTCTTCACTTTTCACTCTTCACTTTTCACTCTTCTCTCTTCACTCTTCACTTTTCATTTTTCACTTTTCACTCTTCACTCTTCACTCTTCACTCTTCATTCAAAATGCTTTACCCTCATTATCTTTTTCTTCTTACTCCTTCCCTCTCCCAGCAGCGGGCGGATGGCACATGGACGGCGAGTACCCTCTCGCGCTCCTTTGCCTGCCGCTGCTTGCAGGAGGCCAATAGCAAGGGGCAAGAAGTACCTCTGGCCAATAGCCTCTACCATCATGTACAGACCGCCAATGCCTCCTTCCGCCGCTTCGCCTATGTGGTGTACCTCCCCCGTGATGCCCCACACATCCCCGAGGGCTCCCTTATCCTTATTGCCAACGACCCCGAAGGCAACGACCCCCGTAGCTGCTCCATCGTACAGAAATACGACCAAGGACAACTGCATAATAGAATCTTTTTATAATGATCAATGATCAATGTTCAATTTTTAATGATCAATGTTCAATTGTTAATCATTGTTCATTATTCATTGTTCATTATTCATTGTTCATTATTCATTGTTCATTATTCATTGTTCATTATTCATTGTTCATTATTCATTAATCATTATTCATTAATCATTATTCATTGTTCATTGTTCTCGTGACTTTCGAAATAGAAACCCACCTTTACCAGCTTCTTTCCACCCCTGAGGTAAGGAAGCATCTTGGACTCAGCGGGGGCATTTACTTAGGCAATGACCGTCCTAATGACTCACAGAAGGAGGATATAGTCATCCAGTGTCTTGCCTGCCGCTACCTTCGCCCCAAGGGACAACCCCCGAGTGAGAAGCTACCCCCTCCCAGTGGGCAGGCACAGATTCTCCTCTATGTCCCTGACCATTACGTATATATGGGGAGGATAGGCGCTCAATACGTATCCCCACGCTACCGCCTGAAAGAACTCTGCCAAGAGGTTATCAGCGCCCTACGTGCCTCATGGGTACAAGGAAACATACACTATATTATTGACAGACAAACTCTTACTTCTTTTGCAAAAATACACCAACATGCAGCCACTATCACCCTCCGTTTTTAAGAAACAATATCTCCCCTATGCTCTTGAGAGCGAACGGCTTACGGGTATTTCCGCCCTATTTAGTCTTGCCCAAGCGGCACTGGAGACAGGCTGGGGCGCTCATACCCCCGGTAATATGTTCTTCGGCATCAAGGCCACCGCACTCACCCCTGACCACCTCAAGCAGCTGTTACGCACCCAAGAGATACTCCCTAAGCCCGCTCGTAAGGGCGACTTCCCCGAGATTCTCAGCATCACCCCGCTACCCAATGGCAAATACCTACACGTGGTCAAGGACTGGTTTCGCCGCTACGACTCCCCCGCTGAGAGCTTCCTGCACCACGCCCGACTGCTCACCCGCAACCCTCGCTACCGCCAAGCACTCCTCCACCGTGAAGACCCTCTCGCCTTTGCTCACTTCATCGCACAAGCAGGCTATGCCACCGACCCCGACTACGAAGGCAAACTGAGGAGAATCATATCAATGATCAATGATTAATGCACAATGATCAATGATTAATGATTAATGAACAATGATTAAAAATTAATTATTGAACATTAAAAATTTAAAATTTAAGTTTCGCCAGTTCTGTAACTTATTGATATTCAAAAACCTCCCCCCCCCCCCCCCCCCCCCCCCGGGGGCGGGGGGTGGAGGGTTTTATTAGGAGCGGAGGAG